ATGAAAACTATACTAGAATGCCGCTTTATGCGAATACTGCTATATGGTACGCGATACGATTATGATTCGGAAAAACTACTCGAATCATACAAGGAATTCCACGACATGCTATCTCAAATCACCGATGGAGAAATGCCATACCAAGACAAGTACAGACTAATAAAATCGCTCTATGAGGCTGTCAATATCAAGACGCAAAAAACTGGATATTTTATAGAGCGAGGCAGCAACTTACGCGACTTCGTGTCAATGGCTCTACGCATGATGCAGGTAGAGATTGATCTGCTTGAAAAACAACTCCAGAATCCAACACTCTTTCCAAAAACACGCCCAGACAAAGTTCGCAACACCGTCTATTGGGATACAAAGAACTTTTCGAAAGCTGGACTTGTCAGCCTCATCACAGCAATAGATATCCTCGGTATTTGCCTTGACAAGAATGGCTCTCAAGCATCGTTTATCTCCATTGTCAAGATGTTTGAGGAGTCATTCAATGTCGAGTTGTCGCAGCCATACAAAACACGCGACATCATTCTCGGTCAGGGGGAGTCTAGACTTAAACTGCTCCGCCAGCTACTCAAAGCACTAGGTGCAGAGTGATAATTTCATACTGCTGATATACAGCACAATGCAAATTTATTTTTAGGATACTAGCCTGGATAGTATCCTATTTTTTGTTTCCGCACCTCCGAACTTTGCCGCCAGAAGCAAAGCAAACGAATATGGGAACAATCGCACAAAAACAAAGGCGTCTCGACCAGGAGATCCGCAAGTTGCGCAAGGACATCGAGCAGATGGCTGCGCTACACGATGTAGACTTTGATAAGGTCTTCATGTCAAGATTTGCAACAGCTCGAACAATTGGTGTCACTCCACGCACATTAGACCGCTGGTGCAAGCTTGGATATATCAGACGCACCGTTATTGGCGGTCGTGTCTATTACTCCAAGCGCGAGATACTACGCATAGCTAAGCTATACAACTATGGCATTGGCGAGTTGGCAGACTCATTCGAGTTTAGTCCATTCCAACCTTTCTCAAAAGAGCTGGACGAACATCTAAAAGTATCTGTCACCCAATGAACTACCTAACTGAAATAAGGTTATTCTACGATTGGCTGGAGACACACCATCTCTCGCCCTCATCTATCGCTCTATGGCATGGACTGATGTACATCGCCAACCGCGCTGGCTGGGAGGAGAACTTGTGCGTTGCAATCAGTCGTATCGAGAGCCGAACACAGCTCTCTCGTTCAGCAATCTATCGTGAGCGAAAGCGATTGCAGGAGGCTGGTCTGTTACGATACATTGAGCGAGATGGTCGCCAATCATCAATCTATAATCTTCTAACATTTGAAGGTCGTGTTGTGTCCCAATCTGACACACAAAGTGAGATACAACTACCTCAATCATCAGAAGTTGTGTCGCAAGTTATGTCCCAAATAGAAACACAAAGTGGAACACAACCTGGGACTATATATAAACTAAACGAAACTAAACAATCTAAAAAGAATAAATCAGAAAATGAGGTCGCAGGCGAGCCTGCTCCGTTGCCTATAAACTCAAAAAGCAAAAGAGAAAAAAGTTCCGCGCAAAAAGAGAAAACGAAAAGGGCTCTTTTTACACCAGGCGAGTGGCTCAAAACCATCGAGGAGCCTTGGCGAGAGATTATGCGCCAGTGGCTCGAATACAAGGTTGCGCGTAAGGAGGGATACAAAACCGAGATGGGCGCAAGGAAGTGTTACTCGATGCTCCGCAACCTCGCAATGGACAACCCCGCAACAGCACAGCGCATCATCGACCAAAGTATGGCGAACAATTGGGCTGGACTCTTCGCTCTGCGTGATGGGTTGGCACGAGGTCATCCACCTGATGGTCGTCAGTATGGTCAGCGCATAGGACAGATTATCCAGAGCGATGACGAACAGAAACGACAACGCTATATCGACAAACTCAAAAAAGCAGGTAAAAAGTAAACAACAAAACTATGAAAAGAGTAAACGAAATAATTGGTCAACTGATGGGAGAACATCAACTCCGCATCAATGAAAAATGGTGCTGGTCGTGGGGCAACCGCGAGGAGTGCGATAGGCTCTTCCGATACATCTTTCGTGAGGTGGATCGCACATTTGAACTGTACGAACACCTACCAGAGTATGACGAGGTCATTGATTGGATGACAAATACAGACGACAAAGGCTTGATGCTTATGGGTGATTGTGGCCGAGGTAAGAGTATTATCCTCAATGGCGTACTCCCCGTATTGTTCCGAATAAAAAATAGAGTTCTGCTACCAACACATGCGCAATGCTTTGGAATGGAAATCCCCAATCAGCGATTAGCCTGGGGCGAACGCCCTGCAACCTATATGGACAGGTTGCTTTTCAATGGCTTCCCCGCAATTGATGAGCTTGGTGTTGAGCCTATGATGAACGACTACGGAGAAAAGAGTGAAGGTTTCAATATGGTGCTTAACATGGCAGAGCGCTACCATCGCCCCGTATTCGTCACAACAAATCTCACCGAAGAACAGATCCTCGACCGCTACGGAGAGCGCACGATGGATCGCCTAGCGCACCTATGTCGAACTATCCATTTTGAGGGCGATAGCCTACGCAAGTAACAGATTATGAAACCAACAACTAGCATTCAAATAGTCTCGCTCTGCTACTCATACGAGCATAGTAGCTTCGAGCTTGTAGTCCCACCCTCGGAGATAGCTCCGCAAGGTTATAAGCTCATCGCACCGCAGATGGTTCGCCAGGATGCCGAAACCTTTATCGACCGTATGCACCGCAAGTATGTGCGGGGTCGTAAGAGTGGCCGATATCCAACGGCACAAATCATTAGGCTCGAATTGGAGCTATTCGTGAAACTGAAAAATTATAGGAGACGCCTTGTATGAGTGAGTATCGAGTAGTATTTAAGCTCGCTAATGGCCAGCGCAAGTATGCCACCCACAATGGAGAGGTGTTGCTCTGGGACGAGGAGGACATCAAAGCTATCAAGATAAACTTCATCAAGTTCGAGCAGTTCGCCTTTACCGAGGACTTGGAACACTTTGCATTCTCTACTGACGAACTCGTACAGAAGTTTCCAAGGTCGAAGATTATCAGAGTAAAAGGCATTCGTGCTATCTCAGCAGATGAGCCACTAGATCCAAATGTGTTATTGTGATGCCTACGATTAAGAAGAGGACACACCGCCCTTGGCAACCCAAGCGCGAGGCGTTCGGAGGCTACCGCCACCACAACACAGAGTTCTACCAGAGTGCGCCCTGGCGAAGGTTGCGTGCTGTAAAGCTGGAGCAGAATCCTATGTGTGAGGAGTGCGAACGCAATGGACGATACACACCCGCCCAGATGGTCGACCATATCGTGCCGATCAACAAAGGCGGTGGTGCGCTCGACCTCGACAACTTGCAATCGCTATGCAATGCCTGCCACGCTCGAAAGAGCGCAAAGGATAAATAATCAAATGTTTAACAATTAAAAACAAGTGCCTATGATGTAAAACGGGAAAGGATGGAGGTGGATGTGTAGTTGTAATCAATCCCAAAGGCAAAGTTGCCATCCTCTCCATCCCATTTTAGGTACTAACATTATGAAAACGACTCTATCCATTAAGCAGATTATTGAGGAGTGGATACTCTCCCTTGACTGCTTGCCTTCGACCAAGGAGGATTATAGACGCAAAATACAGATATGGTTTCAGTGGCTATCGAGACGAGGTGTCGAGACACGCTCACCCTCACGACAGAATATTCTGGAGTACAAGGAGTTCTTACAGCAACAAATGAAGAGTGCTTACACTTACTACTCCTACCTTACTGTCGTTAGGATCTTCTACCGCTACTGCAATGAGCAGGGGTACTATGAGGATATTGGCAAGGGATTGCGTACATCATTGCGCCAGCGCACACATCGCAAGTATCCGCTAACGGTAACACAGACGCAACGACTTGTTGACTCGATAAAGCCAACCACCATTGTAGGCAAGCGTGATGCACTGATGATATCAATGATGCTGATGCTTGGCTTGCGCACCTGCGAGATACACCGCATTAACATTGGCGATATAGGAATGGTGGAGAACACTCCCGTACTGCGTGTGCAACGCAAAGGTCATCTAGACAAAGGAACGGTGTTAGCACTACCCGCAAAGATTGTGGAGCTATTCGAGGAGTACATTGCCGAGCGTGACTTCAAGGAGGATGATCCTCTTTTTGTTAATCACTGCCGAGGACAAAAACCAAAACGACTACTCACGCAGACTATATCTCACATCGTAAAGAATAGACTTCGAGCGATAGGTATTGACGACAAACGCATCACCGCTCACTCGCTACGACACACCTGCGGAAGCCTCTTGGTTGAGAAAGGTGTCGAGGTTGAAATCATCAAAGAGTTGCTGGGACACACATCGACATCAACCACAAGAATCTATGTCGATATGGCTCTCAAGCGCAAGCTTCTCGAAGATAATCCGAGCGATGTGATAGCCGATATCGTGGCAAAAAAGCCGAAAAATTAGAACAAAGAAATAGCGGTTTAATGAAGGTATGATTAATTGAATGTCAGACCCTTTGAAAGTCAAAGTGTTGCAAAATGGTAAAATCAGCCAAGTCACGCCCGTAACTCTTTGATAATGGGTTGTGAAAATGAAGCAATTAACAGCATGACAGAGCCACCATAAGGCTGACTGTGTGTCAGTAGGTCTGACTTGGTGTCACTCAAGGGGGAGGGGGTCGAATTCCTCCACACCCTGCGAACACCAATCGCCCCCCTGGTCTTCTGTACGCACATGCAAAATTGGAGAATTTAGGAAACTATGAAAGGACGCAAGAAACTACCAGATAACATCAAAGCACTGCGTGGCACTGACCAGCCTTGTAGGATGAGTAACGCACCAGCTGTGCAGGGCGCAATGGTCATAAAACTTCCGAAGGTGGGTTTGAAAGGCACTGCCAAGAAGGTCTTTGCGGTGGTCGCCACCGAGCTGATGAACAACAACCTCCTCGATGTCTATGGCGTGGATATGGTTGTGGCCTATGCTCGTGAGATGGCACTCTACCACGATATGATGCTCGACATCGAGAAGGAGGGAGTTACCATCGAGGTTATGACCAAGGCAGGCTTTGTCACGCAGATAAACCCCAAGCGCAAGATTGCCGAAGGAGCACTCGCAGCTGCCAGGTCGCTGGCTGTGGAGTTTGGTATGACTCCATCTAGTCGCAGTCGCGTGGCTGCAATATTGAATGATAACACTCCGAAGGACGAGTTTGCCGAGTTCGAGGAGATAGATAAATAACTAATTATTAACACTTAAACAATTAAAACTATGGAAAACAAAAAATTAGATTTTATCGAAGATTTAAATGAACTTATCCGTGCATGGGAAAGCGGAGAGGGAACTGACGAACGAACTCCAATTGCTCCACTAATAGGCGTAATCTCAAAAGTTGTCCGTTCTGCATTTGATAGTGATGTCGAAGCGTTTGTCGCAATGAATGAGCTTACTAATCAGTATAGCATATTGGTAGCCACCCAATTCCGAAAGCCAGAGTATAGACACTACTTTGAAATCGGTGTGACACTGTCTCACCTATGTGCTGGCGTTACAGCACACCTTGGCAAGAATATCAAGCAGGCAATAGATAATCTATGTGAGGATTATGTCAGAATTCCCCAATATGACTATCTGGAATCTGTCGACAATCACGACTAAATAAACCTAATGCGGACAAACAAACTACATACAGCCGAGGAGTATGCCCAGCAGGTAATGTCGGGCGAGTTGCTGGTGTGCGAGTTCGTGCGCCTTGCGGTGGAGAGGTACTACAACGACCTGGATGTCGCTCTCGACAGAGGTTGGTACTTCGACCGCAAGGCGGGAGCTCGTGCCATCAACTTCATCCAGAAGCTCAAGCACACCAAGGGCGTATGGGCAGGTCAGCGTTTCAAACTTGAGCCCTGGCAGCAGTTTATCATCTGGAACATCTTTGGCTGGATGAACGCTGACGGCACACGCAGGTTTCGCTATGCCTACATCGAGATCTCGCGTAAGAACGGTAAGACGATGCTCTCCGCGAGTACGGGACTGCTGATGCTCTTTGCCGATGGCGAGTCGCGCCCAGAGGTCTATTCTGCCGCTACGGTCAAAGACCAGGCAAAGCTCTGCTTCTCGGATGCGGTCGCTATTGTCAAGGCTACCGACCTCAAAAATTATCTCACTCCTTACCGCAACTCTATTACCTACGAGTTGAAGGGCGGCACGATGAAGCCACTATCCTCGGACTATGGCACGCACGATGGTCTCTCGCCCTCATGCGCCATCATCGACGAGTTCCACGCCCACAAGGATAGCGGTATGTTCGATGTCCTCAAGTCCGCGTTTGGCGCGAGGCGACAACCTCTTATGTTCATCATTACTACCGCTGGCTTCAATAAGGCAGGTGTCTGCTATGCCTACCGCGACAATGTCATCAAGGTGCTGCGTGGCGTGAATATCGACGACAGCCTCTTCGGCATCATCTACACCCAGGACTCCAAGGAGGAGTGGGAAGACCCGAAGATGTGGATCAAGTCAAATCCCAACCTCGGAGTGTCGGTCTCTGCTGAGTACCTTGCCGACCAGGTCAAGGATGCAAAGAACAGACCCGAAGCGGTGCGCAATGTACTGACAAAGAATTTCAACCTCTGGGTGGATGCCGAGCGCACCTGGATACTTGACGAGAAGTGGATGCAGTGTGTTGGCACGACACCGTTGGAGTCTTTGCGTGGCTGCGAGTGCTGGGGCGGTCTCGACCTCTCGAATGTCTCGGATATCACAGCCTTTGTGTTGCTCTTCCACGAGAACGACAAGTTCCAGATCGTACCACTCTTCTGGATACCCGAAGAGAAGATGCAGGAGAAGATCCGCAAGGAGAATATCAACTACGACCGCTGGGTCTCGGAGGGTTATGTCAAGGTCACCTCGGGCAATGTCATCGACTACGACTATGTCAAGGCTGACATCTTGCGCACCCTTGCCGAATACAACCTCCGCTCCGCTGCCTACGATAGGTGGAACTCCTCGCAGACCATCATCGACCTGCAGAACGAGTGCATGGAGTGTAACCCTTTCGGCCAGGGCTATGGCTCGATGTCTGCACCCACAAAGGAGTTTGAGAAGCTCGTCCTAACGGAGAAGATCGAGCACTTCGGCAACCCTGTGCTGCGCTGGATGCTATCGTCAACAGTCGTTATGACCGACCCTGCGGGCAACATCAAACCCGACAAGGCGAAGTCTACGCAGAAGATCGATGGCATCGTGGCCTCGATAATGGCTCTGGGCGAGTGGATGACCGCCCAGGCTGATGATGACAACAACCCGTATAACCAGAGAGGAATGCTATCTCTATGAGTCGTAAACGCAACATCACCAAATACCAGCTCGCCCAGCGCCAGGCGGTAGAGAACGAGCTGAAGAACATCGCTCCGCTCTCGGCCGAGCACCTCCGCCTGCTATCTAACCAAGGGTTTATAGACTACTACCTCCGTATGGCGGAGCTCTTCCCAACACGCGAGGAGGCCTACGAGTGCCTGGAGCACCACTTTAAGCGCATCTTCCGCAGACGCAAGTTTGCCGACATACGCTCACTTCTTCGTCTCATCAAAAAGATGTACTGACTTATAGGTGACCGATGGTCATCTATCCGCCCTCTTTCCGAGCATAAGTTTGCACCGATAAAACTAAAAAACGGTGTCAGACTTCTTCTCTCACATATTCACTCGCTTTACTTCTGCTTTCCGAGGAGAGAGCCGAATGACATCAGCCGAGATTGAGGCTGGGGTCAACAAGGCACTCCTCGCTGACACCGTTGCAGACAACACTCGCACACCCATAGTCTCCGAGGAGGGCGCACTAGGCATCTCGGCAGTGTGGGCGTGCGTTCGCATATTATCCGAGACGATTGGCTCTCTGCCAATCCACCTCTACAGACGCACCGAGAAGGGGCGGGAAAAAGTTTCATATAAGTTGTATTTTGATGTACTCAATCGTCCCAATGAGTACAGCGGTCGTTATGCGCTCTTGCAGCACCTGATGATAGGCTGTACTCTTTGGGGCAACGGGTATGCTCGTATCTACCGCGATAAGAAGTATCGCCCCGAGCGTATCGTCTTCCTGCACCCCACAGAGATTGAGCCTATCCTTACTCACGACGACCACCTCTTCTATCGCGATAACACAGGGTTGTTCCTACCACCCGAAGACATCATCCACCTCAAAGGTGTATCCACCAATGGCTACAAGGGGTTGAGTCCTATCCAGGTACATCGTTCAAACCTCGGCCTCTCGGTCTCCGCACAGATGTACGGAGAGCGCTTCTTCAACCAGGGTGGCAATATGTCGGGTGTCTTCAAGTACCCCGCAACGCTCAAACCTGAGGCCTACCAACGCCTCAAGCACGATCTCATCGCTCAATCAACGGGACTACACAATGCTCATACACCTCTCCTCTTGGAGGGCGGTATGACCTATGAACGCATATCTATACCTCCCGAGGACGCGCAGTTCATCGCTACGCGCAAATTCCAGAAGACCGAGGTGGCAACCATCTACGGAGTACCTCCGCATATGATTGCCGACCTGGAACGCGCCACCAATAACAATATCGAACACCAGGGCATGGAGTTCGTGCAGTACTGCCTTATGTCCTATATCTCTCGCCTCGAAGAGGAGTTCAACCGCAAGCTCCTACGCGATGACGAGTACAACGAGTATTACTTCCTCTTCTCGCTCAATGGCCTCTTGCGTGGCGATGCCAAGACCCGCTCGGAATACTACAAGAACATGAACTTGGTGGGTGCAATGTCCGCCAATGAGATACGCGCCTTCGAGGATATGAACGCCTACGAAGGTGGCGACACCTACTTCGTGCAAGCCAACATGCAATCTGTCGAAAAAGCAATCTACACCGAATATGACGAAACAGAATAACAAACAAATCGAATTACGCTTTGCACCGAGCGAGCTTCGTGCCAACAGCGAGAGCCGCACCATCGTAGGCTATGCCGCCAAGTTCGAGAAGTGGTCAGAGCCCATCATGGGTTGGTTTAAGGAGAAGATCGACCGCGATGCCTTCTCCGAGTGCGATGTTACGGATGTCATCATGTGCTTTAACCACAACATCGACTCTATCCTCGCCCGCACCACGAGCGGCACGCTCTCCCTCTCTACCGATGATGAGGGACTACGCTTTGAGTTCGAGGCTCCCGCCACTACGCTCGGCAACGACATGGTCGAGCTAGTGCGCAGGGGCGACATCTCGAAGTGCTCGTTCAAGTTCACTGTCGAGGAGGACGAGTGGCTCTATGCCAACGAGGAGAATGGCCTCGACTACGATGAACGCACCATACGCAAGATCGACAAGCTCTACGATGTGTCGCTCGTCGTCTATCCCGCCTACAACGACACCGAGGCAGGTGTTCGCCACCTCGAGGAGCGCAAGCAAGCATTTCTAAACCAACATACAAGCCATGAAAAAACTACTGAAACACCTACGGAGGGCGTGGCAGTGGACTCTACGGAGGATACTACTGCCGACAGCCAAGTTCATCGTGCGACACCTGGAGAGATTCATTCAAGCGCACGAGCAAGATTAACGCAAACCCTAAAACTCAAAAATTAACCCTACACTATGAGTAAGCTTAAAACTTTAAAGGAAAAACGTGCAACCATCTACACCAGCATCGATGAGTTGCGTCAGGCTACCGATGGCAGAGAGATGACTGCCGAGGAGCAGCAACGCTGGGACACGATGCTCTCCGACTACGACAAGGCCGACAAGGCTGTGGAGGCCGAGGAGCGCTATGTGGATATCCAACGCAAGCAGGCTGAGGAGGAGGTTGCCAAGCGCGACTTCTACATTGGCGATCTACTTGGCGAGCAGTACCGCAAGGCCTTTGCCGACTACATTCTCAACGGTGCGTCAGGCATCTCGCCCGAGAGCCGCGCTACCATCGAGCAGCGTGCAGGCATCACAGGTCTGGTGGGCGGTGTCACCATCCCTTCATTGCTAGCCTCGGAGATTGAGGTTGCACTCAAGAACTACGGAGGTATGTTCGAGGCAGGTACTATCATCAACACCTCGCATGGTGGCGACCTTATTCTGCCTACGGTCAACGACACCAATGCCAAGGCGACCATCGTATCAGATTACGACCAGAGCACCAAGCGAGCGCCATCATTCGGCTCGGTAACGCTCAAGGCCTACACCTACCGCACACCTATCATCCCCGTATCGCAGACACTGATCCAGGACTCGGCATTCAACCTTGATGCAGTGTTGAGTGGCCTCCTGGGAGACTCATTTAGTCGTGGTGTGAACGAGCAGCTCACAACGGGCGATGGTACGGGCAAGCCTACGGGTATCGTCACCGCAGCGACAGCCTGCTCAACACAAGCTGCTGCGGCATCCATCAAGCTCGACGACATTATCGACCTTATCAAGTCGGTAAACTCGGCTTATGCGCGTAACGGTAAGTTTATGTTCAACCGCAACACGCTCTGGGAGCTTGCGAAGATCAAGGATCAGTCGGGTCGCTACATCTGGCAGGACTCGGCACGCGATGGTGCTCCTGCTACGCTCTTCGGCAAGCAGTATGTACTCAATGACGATATGGCGGATATCGGTGCTGGTAACGCCTCGGTACTCTTTGGCGACCTCACGAAGTACAACATTCGCCTGGTGCAGTCGTTCCGCGTAATTCGCCTCAATGAGCTGCTGGCGGAGTACCTCTCGATTGGTCTCTTCGGCTTCGCTCGTGTCGATGGTAACCTTCTCGATGCAGGTACTCACCCCGTAAAGAAACTCGTACACGCTAAATCGTAATCCGTATGTCAGTCCCCATTTCATTAGAACTCGCAAAGGCGCACCTCCGCATTGGAGATGATACCTCGCTCGATGCGCTTATCGAGCAGTATCTGGAGATGGCTTTCGCTATTGCCGAGGATTATACCAATCGGAAACTTACGCAGGAGTTTTCTGCCGAAAGCCTCCCTGCGTCCATTCGAGCAGCGATTCTTCTGATCCTGGGGACTCTTTTTGACAACGAAGCCGATGTAGTTGTTGGTCGCTCGGTGGCGCAGCTGCCACTCACAGCCGAGAAGCTCCTCCAACCTTGGCGTGTTCACCCTTATAGTAACGAAAACGATGTTTAACCACCGCATAGAGATACACGAGTACCGCGAGGTGCGCGATGCCTACAACGACCGCACGAAGGAGTTGCAGAGGGTGGCTATATGCTACGCCCAGCGCACCGAGGCGGGCGGCAGGGAGAATCTCTATGCGGGTCGCATCGTCCACGAGAACGAGGTGGTCTACACCATCCGCTATCGTGCAGGCTTGCTGGCGGGAATGGTCGTCAAGGATGGGGAGTCGCTCCGCAAGATAACCTCCGTACACGAGGAGGGGCGCAGGTGGCGGCTACACCTTAAAACTACCAAAACCGATGCTGAAGATTGAAGTTAAAGGCTACCAGGAGGCGAAGGCACTGCTCGATCAGCTGCCCAACAATATGCAGAAGCGTATGCTGATGGCGGCACTTCGCTCCTCGGCAAAGCCGATGTTGCAGGGCGCAAAGAGCAAAGTCCCCGTAAGGTCAGGCAGGCTCAAACGCCAGCTGCGCATCGTGCGCTTCCGCGACCGCAGTGCTCCCAAGTCCGAGGTATCGATAGCGGTAAAGCCCGTCTTCGAGAAGACCAAGAAGAAGGGCGCGATCAACCAATACTACGGCAAGTTTATCCACGAAGGAACAGCCAACCCGCGCGTGCCACGCAAGAAGGGCAAGACTCTCGTCTTCGAGAATGCTTCGGGCGAGAAGATCTTTGTTAAGAGCGTAAAGGGCATTCGTCCTATGCCCTACCTGGAGCAGGCGTACACCGAGAACTCGGAGCGCGTGGTGGCATCCTTCGAAGATGAACTCGCAACGGCTGTCGAAAAATTTGTAAACCGAAATTTCAAACCAGTAGAGAAATGACCGATTTCAAAGTCGAGATACTCGCCATCCTGGAGGCTGCACTTCCAGAGTTGGGCGACCGCATCCAGGCGGGAGCTGTCGATGAACGCACAGCCACGCCCTTTGCTGCTTATACCACGCCCGAAGAGACACCCATACGCACCAAGAGTGGCATTGCTGGCTACCTGACACTCTTCGAGGTGTCGCTCTACGACAAACGCATAGCCGCACTCGAACAACTGCGCCACAGAGTGATTGCCGCCCTGGAACGCAAGGAGCTGGGCGAGAAGGTGTGCACCTATCGCTCCTCGACTACGGACTACTATCCCGACTACGACCTACATGGTGCTACGATGACATTTAGAATTGTGTAA